TGATCAAATCAGCTTAACTCCTAAGAATTTCGGAGTTTTGTCTAAGTATTCTCGTCAAACTCTTTTACAGGCAACTCCTGGTATTGAAGAGTTGATAAGAACTGATTTGACATCAACTGTCAACCTTGGAGTAGACCTTGCAATCCTTAATGGCTCTGGTTCTTCTGGACAACCAACAGGAATCATGCAAACCAGTGGTATCGGCTCTGTAGCTGGTGGTACTAACGGTGCTGCAATCACACTAGAAAACCTCATCAAACTTGAGGAAGAAGTGTTGATTGACAACGCTGGTGGTGACTCAATGGGTTATGTAACCAACGCTAAAGTTTTATCTGCACTTAAGCAATTAAGGGCTGGTGGATCTGCAACTGGTGATGGTGCTTTCCTTTGGAACACAGATCTAACTGCTAGAGGTCGTGGTTCAACTCCAGGTGTAATCAACGGTTATCAGATCGGCATCTCTAATCAGGTTCCATCAAACCTTACAAAAGGTTCTACAAGTGGTTCTTGTTCTGCTGTTGTCTTTGGTGACTTCTCACAAGCAATCGTTGGTTTCTGGGGATCAGGTATGGAACTAGCCGTATCGGATTCTGATGGCTCAGATTTTACGAAAGCACTTACTTCAGTGAGAGCTATCACGACGTTAGATGTAGCCGTTCGCCAAGCAAGCGGTTTCTCTGCCATTTTGGATGTGACTACATAAGTAGTTATTGCGTAATAATAAGGGGGCTATATGTCCCCTTTTTTCTTATGAAAGTATTAGCCAAGCGAAATGTCATTGCCAGTGGTCAAGCTTTAGATGCTGGTAAAACCTATGACATTAGTGATGAAGATGCTTCTCTTCTTATAAGAATGGGTAAGGTCGTTGAAGCTCCTGTAGTTGCTCCATCAACACCTAAACCTAAAGCCAAAAAACCTAAAGTTTTAAACAATGGCGTTGAGTGACGATAATTCAGTTTTTGTAGGTGGTGAGTTTGGTGTTACTTGCACATCTGGCTCTACCACCGCAAAAGGTATTCTCTCGGAGCCATCTGAGTTTTTATTAGATGGAATGGTGGTTTCTAGTGAATATACGTTGACTGCTAAAGCAACCGATTTTGGTAATTTAATTGCTAATGATTCAATTACTGTTGACTCAGTAGCTTATACAGTTCGTGACGTTAGATTTTCATTAGACGGTGACATCGTTACTATTGCGATACAGAAAACATGACTTGCAAAGTTGAACACATTCTTTCCAGAATTGTTACTAATCTCGCTGGTACTGCTGGGGTTTCGAATCGTGTATATCGCTCTAGAGTCGTACCACTAACAAGGAATGAGTTTCCAGCAATCGTTGTAGAGCCAATAAATTCAACCTGTACTCAATCAACAAGTCTTCCTACTCTTGACTGGGAGTTACAAGTCAGAGTCGTAATTTTAGTCAAAGGAACTACTACAACAAGTCCTGATAAAGCTGCTGATTCAATCTTGGAATCAATGTGGCCCAAGATGACTACTGATTTAACCCTTAATGGCAATGCAATAGATGTTGAACCAACTGGTACAGAGTTCTTAATGGGTGATGCTGATCAACCAACTGGAGCAATAACAACTAACTGGACTATTCGTTATCGAACAGAAGTTGACGACCTTACCGAGTAATTATTGTTATTACGCTCTAATAACCTACTAAGATGTTGTTATAAGACTTGGTTGTATTTGAGCAATGGCAAAACTCTCTCGTAAGAAGACTCTTTTAATTAAGAAAGAGACTAGCTACGGAAGCACAAGTAGCCCTACTGGTTCTGCTAATGCTGTATTAGTAAGAGATCTAACTGTTGAGCCAGTTGTTAGTGATGAAGTTAGTCGAGAATTAATAAGAGGTTATTTAGGTAATCAAGAAGTTTTATTGGCAAATACAAGAGTCAATGTGAGCTTCGATGTGGAGATGGCTGGAAGTGGTACGGCTGGTACGGCTCCAAAATATTCTGATGCCTTACTTGCATGTGGCCTTGCTCTTACAACAGTTTCAAGTACTTCTAATTCCTACGCTCCAGTAAGTAGCAGCTTTGACAGCGTCACGATTAAATACAACACTGATGGAGTCAATCACACAATTCTTGGTGCAAGAGGTACATTTTCGATCAATTGCGAAGTTAATCAAATTCCAGTAATTTCTTTCCAATTTACTGGACTGTATTCAACTCCAACAGATACAGCTTTGCCATCAACGACTTATAGCAACCAAGCTGATCCAGTTATCTTTAAAAACGGCAATACATCTAGTTTCCAACTATTTGGTTATGCAGGGGCGTTGCAATCTTGGTCATTTGATATGAATAACGAGCTTGTGTATAGAGAGCTTGTTGGTGGAACAAAAGAGACACTAATTACAGGTAGATCACCCTCTGGTACTGCTGTAGTAGAAGCTGTGGCCCTTTCTGCCCATAACTTCTTTAATGACGCTACAGGCTCGGCCACAGGCAATAACACTTGGAGTCATTCAGGTGGTGCTGGAAATATTGTCACTGTTTCATGTCCTCAGACAGATTTAAGTGCTCCAACCTATGAAGATTCAGATGGAATTGTGATGTTAAATCTTCCATTTATGGCTACTCCTTCTGCTGCTAATAACGAGTTCAGCTTGGTATTTACATAGATAATGGTTATTGTTGCGTAAGATGTATATTTTTAATGGCTCTAATCAAAAAGAAGGTAACTTCTATTAAATGGCCTGTTACTGTCACTTCTCCTTCTGATGGTGGTAAATGGAAGAATGAAACTTTTACTGGAGTTTTTAAAAAGGTAGGAGTAAAGGATATTAATGAGTTAGCTAAGAAAGGTGATCTTCAGCTAGTTAAAGGTATTTTAGAGGGTTGGGAAGATATAAAAGATGAAGATGGCAATGACATTGCTTTCACTAAGAAAGAGCTAGATGGTTTCTTGAATGATATTAATTTTATAAAGGGAACAGCCAAGGCGATTGTTGACTTTACAAATGGTGCTCCTGAAAAAAACTAATAGAGGCCACTGAGTATTGGTTAGGCAGTGGTCAGGAAATAGATGAATCCTATGAAGATGCAATTGCATTAGGGATTGTTGGTATGCCAAAGAAAGAGAAGGAAAAAGATTTTGTTGTATGGGAAGAGAACTGGAAGATCGTAATTATGTTTACTCGGATGGCAACACAGTGGAATGTCTCAATGTCAGGAGTGATTGGATTAAAATATGAAGTCTTAGAGTGGTTTTGCCGTCTATACTTAGTTGACGATGCTAGAGCCATGTTGGAAGGTATTCAAACAATGGAAAGAGCAGCATTAAAGGTACTCAACGAGAAGGATAAATAAATGTCAGCATCTACAAGATTTGAGATTCAAGCTGCTGTAAAAGGCTTAGAGGGTGTTAATAAATTAAAAAATAGTGTCAAACAATTAACTGATGTTGCCAGACCTACTTCACTTGAAATTACCAAGTTAAGGACAGCAGCAAAACAATTAGGTGCTCAAAGTGATGTTACTGAAAACGAATTAAGACAACAGGTCGCAGTTCTTACTGAACTAAGAGCAAATGTTTCGACAACAAGTGCGAAATATAAACTTTTTACAAGAGATATTCAACAAGCGGAAGCTGCTTTAAATAAAGCCACAGTAGCAGGCAAGAAGTCGAGTCTTTCCTTAAAAGGTGCTGCTAAAGGATTAGGAGCTATTGCTGCTGGTGGAGTATTTGGTGGCCCAGAAGGAATGATCGGTGGTGCAATAGGTCTAAAGATGGGTGGATACCCTGGTGCGGCGGTTGGTGCGGCGGTTGGTGCTCAAGTTGGAATGGTTAGAAAATCTATTGGTGCTACTACTGAATATTCTGCTTCACTTGCGTTACAAAGAAAGGCATTAAAACTTGTTATTGCTGACACAAATGCTTATACAGCCGCACAGGGATTTCTTTTAGCAAAAAGTGAGGCTTTAGCAATTCCTCAAGATGTTATTACAAGGCAATTTACCGCTTTAACTGCTTCTGTTATTGGTGCAGGGCATAGCGTATCTGATGCTGAAAAAGTATTTGAGTCTATAGCTTCTGGTATTCGTGGTACTGGTGGAAGCCTAGAAGACATGAAATCTGCTATGACTGCGGTTTCTCAAGTCTTCAGTAAGGGCAAGGTATCTGCGGAAGAATTGCGACAGCAACTTGGGGAAAGACTTGCTGGCGCTTTTACCATTTTTGCGGAGTCAATGGACATAAGGCCCGCCGAATTAGATAAGGCGTTAGAGGGTGGAAAAGTGACGTTGAATGACTTTATGAAATTCTCTGAAACTTTATTTGCGAAGTACGGTGAAAATGCAGAGATATTAGCGGCAGGGCCAGAAGCAGCAGGGGATAGACTGCAAACTGCTATGAGTAGTCTTAAAGATAATGTTGGTCAATTATTAAGTCCTGTTGGTGCTAAATTTCAAGATACTTTTACTGGCATTATCAAGCAGATTGATGGAGCCGCAGAAGCATTAAGAAACTTTTTAAAAATTGGTGAAGAGCATTTAGAAGCAAATATTGAAACTATAAGTAAGCAATTAGAAATAGCAACAGAGTACAGAGACTTTATTAAACAACAAGTAGATGATGGTAATAACTCAGGAACATTAGTAAACGCTTTAGATGCCTCAGAAGCTAAAGTTGTAGAGCTAAAAACTGAATTAAAAGAATTAAGATTAAAGTTGGCAGAAATTAATGGTGAGCTTACAGAAGGTAAAAAGAATACAGAAGATTTAGGTAACACTGGTAAAACTGCTTTTGAGAACTTGAAAGTTGGAGCTACTTCTTATATGGACAGTATTAAAAATATTTCACAACAGATTCAAGATGCTACTAAAAATGCTTTCACAAAAATGGAAGATGCTTTAGTTAATTTTGTTCAAACAGGTAAATTAAATTTTGCTGATTTTGCACGTTCTATTATTGCTGACATAACCAAGATTTATATAAGAAGTCAAATTCTAAAAATGTTCCAAGGTCTTGGAAGTCTTTTTGGGCCAACTAATACAGCAGTTGAAGGTGCTGTCACAACGCCTAACTGGGGCGGTGGTCGAACTCGTATTACTTCAGGGTCAATGCCAGTTGGTGTAAATGCTTTAGGCAATGTTTATGGAAAGAACGGTATTGTTCCCTTTGCTTACGGTGGTGTAGTTGATAAGCCAACACTATTTCCTTTCTCTAAAGGCACTGGCCTTATGGGTGAAGCTGGCCCAGAAGCCATCATGCCTCTTAAGCGTGGCTCAGATGGTCGTTTAGGTGTAGAAGCTGCAATGAGTCGCTACTCAGGGTCAGGTACAACTACCGTCAACTACACAGGTGAAACTCTTAACTTTAATGGTGATGAGTATGTCCCTAAAGCTGCTGTAGGTGACATTATCAATGCTGCTGCATCTCAAGGAGCAAAAGCTGGACAGGCTAGAACTTTATCCACTTTGAAAAATAGTAGAAGTGCTAGATCAAGGATAGGTATGTAATGACTGTTGTTGCTTTAACTGCTTTTGTTACCGTTAAACAAAAGAACGGAACAGTAGAACATAAATTTCAAAATGGCAAACATGGCGGTGTAGCAGGTCATTCTTACCTTTCTTTTTTATATCAAGGTGCTGCAATGAATAGATCTGGTGATAATTTAGAAGCCTCAATCGTCCTTGCTAATAATCCATTAAGTATGTCTTATGTAAAAGATTTTGTTGAAAAAAAATATTATCTACAAGTAGAAACTTTTTTAATGACTGCTGATTTTAATAAAGACACTGCTGCAAAAAATGGAGGCAGATTAACTGGTGAATACTGGTTAGCTGCTGGTATGAGATATGACCCAGAATCAATAGAACTTTTATTGAGTTCTGCTATTGATGCTGTTGGTGCTAATGCTCCACAACAAACATTGACCAAACAAAGGTGCTCTCATCTACCACTAACAGGACAAATACAAAATCTTTAAAGCCTTATGAGTTAATTGGTTTAGGCTATCGACTCGGTTCTGATCCTGTTAAACATGGCACAGGTGATTGTCTAAGTCTTTGCCAAACTGTATTGGCTCACTATGGTTTTACTGTTCCTAAAGCACATCGAAGTTGGTATAGACGTTTAAGAAAAAAAGACTATTCAATATTCAATGAAGAACTAAATAAGTGGGGAGTAGAATCAACCCCTAAACTAGGTGTAATTGGTTTGTGTCATAGCGAGGATAACGCCTATGGCATGGCTGCTTTTTACGAGGAAGGATGGCTGAGTTACAGAAAAACATTAGAAAGCCAGGTGGTGCTTTGGTCGCCGCTAGAAGCCCTTTCACTCGTAGGGTGTTATTACCAACGGAAGCCGATCTCTGTAATCTCCTTGGATTAACAGAAGAAGAATATTTTCAATTTTTAGAAGGTGTCGTAGCAAAAGTAAGAGAGAGGCCAGAGGCTTATGACTTAATTCCTGACATTAGATGTGATCCTGTTTCTCTTGGCCTAGCCGTAAAATCAGCTTCAGGTGCATATAGTTTGACCTTGCTTGGTCAGGTAGCTGTTGGTGTTGCTTTAACTGTTGTTAGTTATCTTTTAGCTCCCAAGCCTGAAAGCATGAAGCAAGGCACAGCCGAAAAAACGGCTGATATTGCAGGCATGAAAAGGTTTGCTCCTCAATTTTCATTTAACAGCGTTCAAGAATTAGCAAATTTAGGTGCGTTAATACCTCTTGTTTTTACTAATAGATCTCAAAATCCTAATGGTGGTGTAAGAGTTAATTCTCAACTCCTTTGGTCACAACTTGTAAGCCTTGGAACTTTTCAACAATTAAAAATACTTGGTTTGTTTTCTCTTGGTGAGATAGAGCAAACACCAGAATTTAAGGGCTATGCAATAGGTGATTTATTAATTGAAAATTATCAAGCTGAAAAAATATTTCTTTCTGGTGGCAATATTCCTTTTAAAACTAACGGTGGAACTTTTACTTCTGACATCTTCAAAATAGATAATTTAAAACATTTTTCTGGAACAAGAAACCCAACAACTCAAGCAACTTTTGGATTAAGCAACCCAATGCCTAATCTGACTTATTTCAGGCTTCCTTTTGAATTAGTTCGTGCTCCGAGTGATTTAGATTCAGACACTAGGCCAGCCGCAAGAATTACATTAAAGAAAAGAAGAAAACTGTTAGGAGCTTGGCCTATGAGGGCTGGCTTTGCTGACGGTGGTAATAGTTCTCAAAAAGCTGGTAATAGCGATTTATCTGTAGGAACATATTTGACTTACCAAGTCGTAGGTGGCCCAGATGATAACGGTAATGCCTGGCAACAAGACTGGGAAGGTTACGACCCTCATGGTGTAGAAGATGTAAATTCAGTTACTAAAACAGTAAGAGAGGCAACAGATACTTACATAGCAGAAGGTGAGCAGTATCTAGCTGGAACAACCTTGATAAGTTGTACCCATATTGCTAATGAAGAATGGCCTGGTCAGCCTTGGGATGGTGGTGATTCTTTTACCAGAAACTATCAATTTAAAGTTTTAGAAAAAGGTAGATATGAATGTTCTCCTACTAATAATTTAGGGACACATTGCAATAATCCTCAATGGAAAACTAATGGTGAGTTTTTCCAAGTTAAAGATGATAAATATTATTTTGAGCAAGAATTAAATGAATTATTTGAACCAGCAGAAAGATATGTTTTACAAAAAACCACTTTAGGAACAGTATCAGATAATAGAAATTGTCATATTACGGAAATAGGTTTGAAGTCAAAAGTCTTTAAGCAAATGAGTTTTGCTAATGTTAATAGTAAACCTTCAGAAGATAAAATTGAAACTGTTTATAACGATAGGTCTACACTTACTTTAGGTAATGTTAATAAATATATTACTAGATATAGCTTTTTTAAATTACAAGCTAGAGAAGCAGGTACAGGTAATAACTGGCAGACTTTAGAACCATCTACTTCTTCTCATTTAGGTTTATTTTGTGTAAAAGGTAATACACCTGAATTTCAATATAACTATATACGAATTGATCATCCTTATAAGCAGTATGAATATAGATTCTTTCCTTGGCCTGGTAATGATGTAGTCAAACAAGTAATATCACAAACTAATGTTTTTGTTATTTTACTAAATGCAACTGGAGCAACAGACCAAAATGCAATTCAACAATTCAATTCTGGTGATTTCACTATAAAGTTTGCTGGTAGAAAAAATTATGCTTTAACAAGAGATATTTTAAGTAATACAGAATGGGATTTTGGAGAGCCAAGTATAAGTAGAAGAAGAATTCCTGGTGTCGTTCAAGGATTAAAAGGTACTGGTAGCTATTCCTCACCTTCTCATATAACTGCTGACAATCTCCCTCAAAGAAGAGTCTCAACAGTTCAATGGACAAAGATATATCACCCTAATTGTTCTTATGGTGGCACTTACCCTGGCTATGGATATCACACTCTAATTGTTAGGTTTGATAATTGGCCTACAACTGGCGTGTCTACTTTTGTTTTATATATAAACAATCTACATGTGACACCAAATATACAAGGAAGAAATGGCCCTGAATGGGGAGATGCTCAACAACCTTCAACTGTGACCTTAGTTTCTGCACAT